AATGTGGATAACCCTGTGGATAACAAGCTGTAGCCCTTTGGTAGCAAGGCCTTGGGGGTACCATAGGTTATCCACAGGGCTGACCCCCCTCCCCCCTTTGGCTGTGCTGGTGCAGCGCTGCAGCGGCATGCCCACGCATATTTTATCTCAGAGATCCCTCAGGGGCACCCCGGCTCCTGCTGACTAACCGTGCACATAGGCCCCAGAGGCCTCTCCTTGCATTCTAAGAGCATTCCCAGGCCCAGGGGCTACGGTAGGGTACCATGGGGTCGGGAGGCCTTAGAAGAGCTTACAGGAGCCCGTGGGCGTCAATGCGACCCTATAGTTGTTAGCATGTATAAGAACTAAGCACATAGGGTGGTCTCTGTGTCCCAATGCAACCCTCTGGACTCCCTCTGGTAGTACCTAGCCTAATGTATCCTAATGTATCCTAAGGGCTATAGCTCCTACTGATACCTAGCCTAAGGTTCTTATAGATCCAAAGGGTAGCCTATTCTAGTAGTGGCTGGTATAACTATTCATACCGGCCACCACTCCAACCTACTACAAAACCAAAGTCCTCGGAGGCTAGAATGAACGAGAGTAAAGGATCTATTCAGATCTCAGAAATGCCTGCAGCATGGGCCGCTGAGGATCAGGAAGATGAGTACCGCACCCCCGCTTTTGACGGACTAAAGCCCCAGTGGCAGAAGTTTGTCATAGAGCACCTAAGGACTGCGGATCACCGTCAGGCAGCAATCAACTCTGGCTATGGAGCTAACACTGCTCAGCACAGAGGCTGGACACTGGCTAGGCGCCCAGACATCGTAGAAGCCACCAGAGAGCTCGTAGACCGCGAGATGAGACACGCAGAGCATAAGCGCTGTCAGGTTATCATTGCTCTCACAGCGGATGCTACGTGCTCTCTCGAGGACTTCACCAACTGGTGCCCCTCTGAAGATAAACTGGTGATGAGATCACTAAAAGACATAGACCCCGCGTTCCGTAGGTGTGTCGGTATGGTCCATAAGAGCCGTGAAGGTGAGATAATCTTCAATAATACAGCCCAAGCCTCCTCTAGGAAGCTTTTGGCCTCATACATGAAGTGGGATAGAGAGGAAGCCTTCTCTGCACCGCCTATTACCTTCGACTTTTCAGGTCTGAAGGGTGACTAAAGGAAATAAGCATGTCTACAGCACGCGATAAGGCACTAAAAGCTCTGGAACGCCATTCTCACCTCCACGGTCTGAAGGAAAACACGGGTAAGATCGGATATAGCGGTACTGAGTCCGAAAAGCTCGAAAAAGAGGCCCTACAGCTCGATGAGAAGATCAAGAAGCTCAAAAAGGCCGAAAAAGAGTCAATTAACATCGCTCTGGAAGACATGGTTGCATTTAAGCGCAATGGTGAGTCTACAATCACTATTATGGACGCTACAATTGCCGCTAAGGAGTATATGGGCGCTACAGGGCCAAAAGGCGCTGATAGCACCGTGCGCGGCCCTATGGGGGCCAACGGGGCCAACGGGGCCAACGGAAAGGACGGCATTCCTGGAATCCACGGTGTGGACGGCCTACAGGGCCAAGTGGGCATGGCGGGACCCGAAGGAAAGGCTGGAAGTAGCCTATTATCCGGCTATGAGGACCCTACAGGCTCCATAGGCAAGGATGGTGACCACTACTTCAATGACGCTACTGACACCATATTCGGACCTAAAGACGGCGGTGTATGGCCTGCAGGAGTCTCTCTGGTTGGCGCACAGGGCGCACAGGGTCAGGCAGGCCTGCAAGGCCTAGATGGTATTGATGGTGAAGACGGCCTTACTGGGTCTCCCGGTTCCAGTTGGCTTCAAGGTTCAGGACCACCCGTGTACGATGGTACTGCACACAGAAGTGGTGACCAATACTTGGACAGTTCCAACGGTGACACCTACGCATGTGCCTTAAACCAGTGGTTCCTCCTTGGTAACATTCAAGGCCCTGAAGGCCCTTCGGGCACAGACCTACTCCCACTAGCTAACACGTGGAGTGGCGCGTCTAACACCTTTAACAACACTGTGAATCTTGGTAACACTGTAGAGCTCAATCAAGGGGCAGACCAGTACATCCAATCATCGGCGCAGAATATCTTAATCAGTTCGTATGACAATACCACTGCTAAGGGTGTCTCTTTGGGAGCCACGGACACACACGCTGCAGGTTCGCCACGGAGGTACCCAGTTCGGGCTGTATCTGGTGGTATTGATGGTACTACCACCAACGGTGGAGCAAGAGCTGAACTGTGGGCAACTGCTAATAATGACGTTGAGTACAAAAGACTCACCACGGACGCCTTTGGTATCAATATCTTGGGCAAGATTCTCATAAGACCGACTGCTAGCGTCAGTGGTATAACCCCTTTCGACCAAGCGACCATTGGAACAGCCGCTGTGTATGAAGCTGTACAAACCTTCTCAAACAGCGCTGGCTCCACCGTGGGTAATATGCAGGTAAAGCTAGCTAGTATCCCTAAATTCGTTGCGCCATCAGATGCGCGACTGAAGGAGAACATTGTCACTGTGGACCCTAAGGCTTCCATGGCTCTGATCAAGCAGGTGCGGGTATGCGACTACGATATGTATGAGCACATCTGGAACCGTGAGACCACAGATCCACTAGCCACCGGAGTACGCGGAGTTATCGCACAGGAGCTACAGGTTCCATTTCCCAGCTCAGTTGGAATGATGTCACCTGATGACCCTGATAGCCTACTAACGGCTAGCAATGGCGATATGGTGTGGGACTTGATCAATGCTGTACGATACCTTGAAGAAGAACGTGAAGCTATGAAAGATGAAATGGAGGAGAGGATACGCAATGTTGAAAAGATCCTCGCAGGAACTGGTGACACGCCTGCTCCATGAGACGGAAGGGTGGCTAGCTGATATAGTAGCCACTGACCCCAACATAGTAATGGAAGAGCTCATAGACTCCCTCGGAAGAGGGGAGCACGAGCTCTACTACTGCTACGGGCTGGACAATAGGTGCATAGGGATAGTTACTCTGATGGTTAGGGGTGACACCTTATGTCTCGACGGTGCAGCGGGTGACGTCATGGGAGAGTGGGAACAACTGGATGAAGGCTTTGTATCCTTGTGCAAAGATAAGGGATGCACGAGTTATGAGTTTAGAGGGCGTAGGGGATTTCTCCGCGCCTTCAAATCTTACGGTATGACGGAGAAGTATACTGTGATGACAAGACCAATTTAAATAACGAGGAAACTGCATGTCTCGCTTTAATAGCAAGCCAGTGGTAGTCAAGTACGAAGCCTCCCCAACCGGTAGGAAGTTCCATAGGTCAAGCGCTGATACGCGCATGGTCATGGGTCCGGTAGGATCAGGTAAGTCCACGATGGCGATCAACGAATTGATCATGCTAGCGGTACAACAAGTCCCCGATAAGTGGGGTGAACGTACCTCTAAGTGGCTTATTGTGCGAGAGACCTACCCACAATTACGAAACACTGTCTTTGAATCATTCAAGATGTGGTTGCGCCCCAACGGAACAACAGTCCGTTATACAGAGAGCGCACCAATGAGGATTCGATGGACGGATAGATTATCAGACGGCTCTAAGATGAACGCAGAGTTTATCTTCTTGGCCGTAAAGGATCCAAGTGACTATGAGAATGTTAAATCGTTTGAAATCACAGGGGCATTTATTAACGAAGCTGGAGCCATGGATTATGATGTGGTGTCAGTTGTTAACTCGAGGATCGGACGCTTTCCTCCTCCGGTGGACGCAGTTGATGAAGACGCACCCATCACACAAACAGCACTGCTCATCGACAGCAACCCTCCCGACGAGGACAGCTGGATGTCAAAGGCATTCGACAACCCCCCTCAGCACTGGGACCTTTGGAAACAACCCGCAGCTATACTCGAAGACTCTAATAGCGATGTCGGCTGGAAGCTTAATCCAGAGGGAGAGAACTTCAAGTACCTCGGAGTTGGACCAGAGAAATACTATCTGGATAAAGTCTCAGGAATGACTAGGGAACAAATACGTGTACTTTTTGAAGGTAAGTTTGGTGTAACGTCACACGGCAAGGCTGTGTACAGACGCCAGTTCAATGATGATATGCACGTGAGCAATAGCAAGCTGAGAGCAGTAAAAGGACAGAAGCTATACCTCGGATGGGACTTTGGTAAGGGCGGTGAAGCACTCACCATAGCCCAGAAGACTCCCACGGGATGTATGCGGGTGTTGGCCTCACTGGTAGCAGAGAACATTGGCCTGCATGACTTTGCTAAGAACATAGTAAAGCCACACATGGACAAGTATTACCCAAAAGAAGAATGGCCGATGACGAGCATTATCTCCGTAGGTGACCCCAGCGGCGTCAGCTCCCATGGCCTATCCAAAGATACGCTCAATTACTTTGACGTACTGAATAACTCTAAGGACGGAGTGTTTGGTAACTGGTTTACAACTCGACCAGCTAAGTCTAACCACATTGAGCTACGACTAAACGCAGTCAGGTACTACTTGACGGGCAGCACTACCTCAGGCGCACCAGCATTCCAGCTCAACAAGGAGTGCGGTAAGCTACGTAGAGGGTTCAACGCAGGCTACGCTTACAAGCGCATGCAGGTGTCAGGTGACGCTCGTTACAAGGACAAGCCCGACAAGAATGATTTCTCTCACCCACACGATAGCCTCCAGTATATATGCTTGGAAGCCCACCCTAAGTACAACGAGCTCGTGAAGCACACCAGCTTCGTTACGAGGGAAGTGGTAGACAAGGTGATAAATTACTAAGGATAAACGCATGAATGAGAAAGACAGCTACAACTTAGAGTTCGCAAGAGATACTGAGGACGGAGACCGCACCCCGGAGCAACGCGCTCTAATTAAGAGAAGCGACATAGGCGGACAGTTGGAAACTGAGAGATCACTAGCTGTCTCTGAACGGAGAGCCTCTGGGGTCGATGATCGCCTTGTGCGATCCTATCAGCTCTTTGAGGGCTCGCGGGACACTAACGGCGGTGAGACATGGACTTCTGACGTCGCCGCTGTCAACATCGGATCTCGCGCTTACACAAACATCTGTAGGCAGATCACCAACGACGGAGCTCACCAGATAGGTGACCTTCTGTTTCCTAATGATGACAGGAACTACGGCCTAAAGCCTATCGGTATCGCTGCACCACCGTTGGCTATCGAAGCAGAACCCGCTACGGATTCCAAGGGCAAACAGCTCGTGGACCAAGAGGGCAACCCTGTTACAAACATACAAGCGCATACACGTCGAGTTAAGCGTGCTGCAAAGAAGACTAAGCGGATGTTCACACAGCTGGACGCCGCACTGGTAGCAGCACGCTATCCTTCAAAGGCCCGAGAGTGCATCAAACATGGTGCCATATACGGGGCTGGGATCTTGAAAGGTCCACTTCCAACTAAGAGCCGTAAGGGTCGTTGGGCTAAGAAGGGTGGCGGGTACGCGTTGAACAAAGATATCCCAATGTACCCCAATGTCACCGTAGTGAATCCCATGGACTTCTATCCAGATGCCACGGCTATCACTATCGAAGACTGCAGGTACACATGGGAACGTATCCCTATGCAGCCACAGGACCTTGAGAGGGCCATAGACGAGCTTAAGTACAACTCCGATGCAGTACGTAGGGTGTTGGGTGGAATGCCTGTACAGGGCTCTACGGACGGCTCAGACGCCGTTGATGAAGCTAAGGCACCTGTCAACAGTGAAGGCCGTGTCACCGGTCGATACCTGTGCTGGGAACGCCACGGTGTAATGAAGCGCGAAGACCTCGAAGCTTTGGACGTCAAGGTTCCTAAGGGTGATAGGACTTATTTCAACTCTATTATCACCATGTGCGAAAAGGAGATCCTTAAGGCAGTCATCGTTGAGTATGAAAGTGATGACAGTCTATATAGTGTGTATTGCTGGGATGAAGATCCTCTCAACATATTCGGATATGGTATCCCATGGCTAATGCAGGACCAGCAGGCTTCTTATGTCGCCTCATGGCGCATGGCATTGGACAACGGCGGACTCTCTGCAGCACCACAGGTACTTATAGATCGCTCTATGATCACACCGGTAGATGGCAAGTGGCAGATGCACGGCGGCAAGGAGTGGTACATAAAGGAAAACAATTACGAAGTAGGCAGCCAGTCACCTCCATTCCAGGTTGTAGAGATCAAGCAGAACCTTGCTGAGATCTTTGTGATGATGGATAGAAGTGTAGCTGACGCCTACGACGTCACTGGTGTGACTCGTGTGGACAACCAAGGTGGACTGAATAATACCCCAGTGACCTTGGGTGCCACACAGATCCTCCAGAACAACAGCACAGTGTCCCGAAGGGGCCAAGCTCGGAGATGGGACGACCGGATTACGCTTGGACTTGTTACTCGTTTTTACGACTACTTCATGCAGTTCGATGAGAACGAAGATAACAAAGCTAACATGGAGGTTGAACCAAGGGGAGCTACAGTATTACTAGCAAAAGAACTTACCGCAACGAACACCATCCAACTGTTTCAGATGACAGGTGGAGGGGAAGCAGCAGGCGCCAAAGGGATAGAAATCCTTCGTGGGCTTGAGGCGGCGATGCAGATACCGGCTGGTACTTATGTAGAATCACTTGAAGAACAGGCAGCACGCGAACAATCAGAGCAGGAAGCCGCAGAAGCAGGTGATGTACCTGATCCTATGGTAGCTATTGAGGAACGCAAGATCGAAGTATTGGAAGCTGAGGTTGAACTCAAAATGGCTCGTGATAAGTTTAACGAGATGGTTGAGATGAACAAGGCTGAAATGGATGCCCAGAGATTCCAGTTAGAGGATGCACTCGCTATGAACATGAGTGACCAACAGACTCAAGCTAGACTTGATGGCTATAACACTAAGATGTCTGAGCTAGAAGCTAAGAGAGTTGCCAGTATGGAAGCCTTACAGACTACTAACCAGACTCAACGTGATATAGCAGCGGCTAAGGTCGGCGGTGACGGTTCAACTAAGAGGCGCGAATCGGATATTAAAGAACGCGAAATAGCTAACAAAGAGCGTGAAATGTCTTACAAAGAGAGGACAGGAAATCAAGGTATATGAACCAATATGATTACCCAACCATAATGATATCACTGTGCAGTGCTATTGATGCGCGGCTGGAGGTTCTCAACAACACTTGCTATAACCTCAAGGCTGATCACAATCAAACTACAGTAGCTCGAGCACAGCGACTACAACTCACGGCGGTCAAGGACTTCATAGAACAGAAGTCTAAGACACTCTGATAATTACTCCCCTCTCTAAGGACTGGGGAACAACGAGGGTTACACATGAACAACGATACTCAACAGGAAAGCGTTTCAGAATACGACAAGGAATGGGAACTCGAAGATGACAACCCATCACCATCATCGAAAGACTCAAACGTAGACCAACAGACTTCTTACTCGGACGACCAATTCGAGAACGAAGCTCCACTAGGCAACGAGCCTCCCCCAAGACCAAACGAAACTACTGCAGAGGTGCAGGAAGACGTGGACGTGTGGGCAGACGCTAGCGAAGCCCAGAAGGAAGCATTTCGACGTGCTGAGAACGAGAAGGTGTCGGCAGACAACAGGGCGAAACTCAATGCTGATAAGTTAGCAGAGCGGGGCCGTGAGCTCAAAGCACTTCGTGACGAAACACACGAGCTGCGGGAGACACACAGGACACGCACAGAGTTTGAAACAGAGCACGAAGTCTATGCTGCAGATGTGAATCAAATGATTCAACAGAAGCTAGACGAGAGGCTCCCTGTGGTACCAGTAGTTGAACAGACTGAGGTAGATCAGCTCACTTATGACGCTATCACTCAGGCTCACCCTATGGCGGGTGATATGTACAACTCTGATTCTATGAAGACCTTACTCAATGACGACCCAGTGATGAAAGTCAACGGGAAAGCACAGTTGTTCAGTGAAACCATCCACAGCAACGATCCAGCAGACGTTATTACGGCGCTGGACTATTACAAAACCATCCACTCTGTAGACTCCAAGGCTCCACATGGCGGACTAGAAGCAATGCAACCCAACACCTCTCGGGGCAACAAGGTTGATATGCGGACGTCCGGCCAGATGACCGAAGCGGAGAAATACGATCAAGAGTGGGAACTCGATGATGATTATTAAAGGAGCCTATCATGGCTGATCCAACTCCCTATACAGTAACCGACTGGGGCACAATCGCTGCCAAACTGGAAAAACAAGCTTTGCGTCACGCACAGCCTACTCTCGTACTCTCTATGGGTGCTAAGAAGTTCTCCCTGCCACAGAACAACACGAAGACACTCCGGTGCCGTCAGAATGTTCCTTACGCAGCTGCAACTACTGCACTCACCGAAGGTACTGCACCTACAGCTACTGCTCACACATACGTAGAAGTCGATCTGGCTCTCTTGCAGTATGGCGCGTTCACTCGTGTCACTGACGTATTGGTTGATCTGCACACTACTCCGGTACTGAGCGACATCAACATGCTAAACGCTGAGCAAGCGGCTAAGACTAAAGAATCTCTGTTATGGGGTATTCTTCAGGGCGCTACCGTAACTTACTGGGCAGGTGGAACTGCTACTGCATCAGTT